GTTATCTATCTTATCATTAACTATCCTATCACTGGCTATTTCAAGACAACAATATCCTAAAGCGTCCATTGGATGCGAGGCCATGTTTTTGTTGGGCTTGTCCTTATATCTTTCCTCCCCGGATACTGCGAGTCTTGCAAATACATAATCTTTCACAAATCCTTTAAATAAAGTTGGACAATTTTTCTTGTCAAGAATGAATGAAGGTTTTCCATCAACCATCCGGTTTAGAAAGTATCGCACTGAACTAAGCCTCGGATCAATATCATTTGTTTGCGCCGAACGTGTGGGTATTCCAAGTGAATTTAGCTCTCCAATGCAGCTCATATCTTCTATGATTTCATTGCGTGCGTTTCCTGCTGGGTCTGCGATAGATAATCCTATTTTGCAATAAGGAAAATCTTTAGCTATATTTGGAATAACAATTGACTCGGCAAAGGTTCTTATACCCATCCCATCGCCTACATATTCTTTCAAAATTAAGAGTTGCCCCCGAGCAGATAATTGTATGACAACACAAGCGGGAGTAAGACCAAAATCCCAACCCAATAGGAGTTTTTCGCCCTGTATAGCATCGATTGAATCAACCGCGTGAATATCTGGATTGAACTCAGGATAAACGCGCTTACCGAATCCAACAGCACCATATTCGCCCAGGCAAAAAACTTTGATAAATTCCTGCGTTTGTCCTTGTGCAAGCATTTCATAATAATTTGTAGGTAAATTGCCAGCATTATCAGCATCAGGATTGCGAACCCATTGGTTATTGTCATTTTTAATTAACCCCGGTGGTTGTTTAAAAAGCTTATGATTCTCGTATTTAGCTTGCTCAAAGTCTTTAAAAATCCAGTGGTCATCCTCTGGCGGGTTAGTATCGGCGATAATGCCTGACCAATAAAGCTCAGAACAGAATGCTTTGGACGGATAGCGATTAACTCGTCCCTTCATATGAGCCAAAGCTGCCTGTGGAACTTCTGACAACTCGTTAATGTAGCACCCAGTCAATTCTAGCGATTTAATCTTTCGAACATCCTCGGGCCTATCTAATGCTATAAATAACAACTCTAGCTCAACTATACCATGACCGTCATTAAATGTGTGCTCATAAGTCATGATGGGCTTTTGTCTTTTGCGTATATCTCCAAGCTCATCGAACCAAGAAAGCCAAGAGGCAAGTGTTGTGCTTGTTAACTCGCCGGACGTATTGCGTACAATTCCCCACCGACTGCGCCTGCGCCCTGAATGCCACAGAGGCATGCTGCAGGCTCTGAGCACAATCTCAGTGAGTGCCCAAGTACTCTTACCACTGCCATATGGGCCCATAATAACGCGCACGAAATTATTATCGTTATGAGCAATACGTCCCGTATTCGTAGGCACATAGATTTTGTCTTGGTCATGGGCATGGATGATTAATTGATTATCGTTGATAGTGATTTGATGTTGATATTTCTTTTTACGACGTTGTTCGATAGTTGTCAAATAAGTTTTAATCTCAGCCGCTGTTCTCATTTTTCTAGAATCGTTTTAGGTGGAGTGGTTTTATAAGGGGATCTTATATAATCATTGCGTTCGTGTTCTTGCGTTGTGAATCGCGCACCGCATTTTATACATTCACGACGCCGATAAGTTTGATTTGTCTTATCATCGATTTGTGTTTTTACGACACGCGTATCAGGATAGTTGCATTTTTTGCACTGCATTTATTTTCTTATTCCTCTTAAGGTTTTAATCATAATCGCAGTATTAGTAATCGTTTTATTTTTAGGCTTATTTAAATCTAAAGCGCTGGACTGAAAATCCCTTTGCAGGTTTTTAGCGGCCTTCTCGCGTTTCTTTTCAGTCCAACTGTTTATTATAGAATCCATACAATACCTATTTCTTTTTTTTACCTTTGCCTAGAATTCTATCGGCTTTAGCGTCGATTTTCTCTTTGGATGATTCAGACAATTTGCCTTTCTTCACCATTTGAGAAGCCCTAGCCTTCGCATTCCTGGCATGAGCCTTGTCATTAACAGGATAACTGCGATCCGGTCCTGCAAATTCACTCTTAGGTAATTTATTTCTTTTTTTCGTTGTTAATTTTGTCATTGGCAGACTCCAAATATTTAATCATGGCTTTAAGCAGTAAGATATTATCTTTAACTGATCCTAAGACCCTATTACATCGATCACAAATCCATCCGCGAAAGTTTCCATTAATATGACAATGATCAAAAACAGTCTTGATCATTACTAAACATATCTCACATTGATCTGCTCTTGGAGTACCAGCTATTTCCCATAAAGCAGCTTCAAATTTAATCTTATATCTTTCTGCTCTTGCTTTTTGAAGTTCTGGTTTATTTCGCCGATATTCTCTTGCCTTAAGTTTATGTTTCTCTCTTGAAGCATCTATATCTTTTTCATAATATTTCTTACTAGCCTTTGCTCCCGTTTCTGGGTGTTTTTTCCTATATCTTATAGCTTGTTCTGCTACCTTTTCAGGATTATTCTTGCGCCATTCTTTTACCTTTTCATAATTACTCATGATATCTCGCTTAAAAGCGATATCATATCATAAATTAATATTCTATAGGATACGATTAGTATTTTTTCTTGTGTTCTTTTCTTTCTTTGTGCTCTTTATGTTCTTTTTTCTCTTTGTGTTCCATTTTAGCTTTGTGCATGTGTTCCATGGCTTTTTTGTGATGCTCTTCAGCTTTATGCATGTGATGCTCTGCTCGTTCGTGATGTTTCATTTTTCCAGCTCCCTGTGGTTTATGTGATTCGTTATATGCAATTGCCACAGCCTGTTTGGGAGGCTTGTGACCCATTTTTATCTCTGTTTCAATATTTTGTCTAAAGCCACGGCTACCAGGCTTTGCTCCCGCGATTAAAGGCATTATTGCTGCTCCTTAATTTTATTCTCCAGCCAATTTGCAAGATGCTTAATAATGACCTCAAGTTCAGCGATTATGACCTCTTGCTCTTGTGGTAGATGTGATAATAGTGCGCTCTCTAAAGCAGGCACTAAATGAGATATTACAAAAGATGTGAGTACACTCATAAATAATCCTTGTGTTTATAACAATCGTCCTGATTGCATTAAATTACAGCTCTAGCTAGTTTGCGTAGTAGTTTCCAAAGCCAGCGTTTAAAACGTTGCATTTTAAATTCTTTATTTGCCACCCATTTGTTTAGTCAAATGCTCAGGAACTTTAGATATATCGCAAAGATATCCGTAGTTGGACATAGATTGCTCCGGCAGATTGCGCAATGCGCCTTGCTTTGCGAATGCCTCTTGCTGTACGCGATACCCTCTGACAATTTCTGGCGCTGGGTCATTGTAACCGCGCGTGTCTTTTTGAGATACGTATTTTCCGCTCATTTTTTCTTCCTCTCAAACATTTTTTTATCGAGTTTAGCGTCTTTCTTTTCTTCAATCTTTGCAGATTTATTAATCATCTTTTTGACTTCACTCTTAGTTACTGTCTTTTTCATTTTCTTCGATCTCTTGTATTCTTTCTGCGCGTTTATTGAGTTCGATTAATGGTGCGTTTGTACCAAAATGCTTATACCATCTGCGTTCTAACATCCATGCGTCAGCTTGCCATCTATCAACATTACTAGATATTTTTTCATTATGTTCTACAATTTTAGACAATTCTGCTTGCTTTATAGCCTCCGAAAAGTCAGTAAAATCGCTGGTTATTCCTTGTTTTCGATGTTCTTTTGCAGTTCTCAACCACTCATAAAGTGTTTCCTCGCAAATGCCGTTAGCTTCGGCGGCAAATTCGTAGGGCACACGTTTAGATATTGCATCAATAATTGCCTGCCTACGCTCCGGTGTAAACTTAGAAGGCCTACCCATCGGTTCTTTAACGTAATTATCTGCAGATTTGGGAGGAGTTGACATTAAACAATCCTTTGTTATTAGAACATCCTAATCTTTCTTACTTTTAATAGCTAACATAATTATACACAAAAGTACAGTCTCAAATCCATCAGCGCTCGATAAAAGTTGCATAAACATATTGTTATCTATGTGACACGCATCGATATGACAAGATTTAACTACATCAATTGAGTTACTAATAAATTGCAAAAAGCAAAGAACAGCAGGCACAGAAAGCACTCTCTTAGGCTTGTCATTAATATACTGTTGCAATCGCTTAATATCCATATATCACTCTACCAGCTCGAAATGCACTAAATCTTGTAATACGTGCTCACTATTCAATGAGCCCAACCCATTCCATGCGCCGCCCCATCTTATGCTATGTGTCATTTTACCTTCGTCTTTGAGCCTCTGTGCGATACCACAAACATATCCCCCAAACCATAAATGCAATTTTATGTTATCAAAGTCAACCGGATAAGGAGTTACATCAACAGCCATTGCCGGTGATAAATTATGTTTGCTATCAGGGTAGCGTAATTTAGTTTTTCCTGCATTATAATCAGCCTCTTGATTAACTTCGTTACGATAACCTTGCATAATTGAGCAATCAAAATACTTTATCACTTCATAAAACAAAGCCTGCAAATCATGATGACAAGTAACAAGTTTACTAAACGAATCTTGCGAAAACTTAGGCATATCAACCCCTTAATCAGTAATAATTTAATACTAGCATAAAAAAATAAAAAAGATTAAAAATAATGTTTACAATACTAAAATACAAATGTATCATGCAAACATAAATTAAACAATAGGAGGTAAAAAATGATTATAGACTTCGAAATTAATAAAAATGAAAGCGACAAAACATATCAAGCAATAATTCTATCGGATGGTGAAAAAATAAATGAATTTAAAGGATTTATATATGAATCAACTGCTACGTCATATGTATTAGGGTTTATACAAGGTTTAAGATTTGAGAAAGGTGACTTAAATGAAAACATATAAAATAAATGTGTATCAAAAAGACAGTATTTACGATGAATACAACTATTGCGCTACATTCGACGATTACGATCCAACACCAATTGACAACGAAACACCAGCTTTTGCACCAATCGGTTATGGTGATTGCAAATACGATGCAATGCACAATTTAATTGAACAATATTTGTAATATTAAACATGGCAATACTTATGCCAATATTGCCATGGAAATTGAAAGAGATTCACAACAGAGAAGATACTAAGTTAACAAATAACTTTCAATTATTCTTTTTCCATCAACCCAGCCAAAGCAAAATTCACCCGCATATCCTGCGCTTTTAACAACCTCTATAAACTTTTCTTGAGCAATCCAACTGTCTGTATTCCGCTCAGAACGACTATAAATTTTAGCCCTTTTAATCTCAAGCCACAGTCCATGGAAAGTACTTGTAGGGTGATAAATAAACAAGTCACTAACACCGGGTCGCAACCCTAATAACTTCAAATTTCTTCCTTGAAATTCGCTCCTTTTTCCCTCATTATCATTTTTGCAAAACAGGTCTTTTAAGACAGGATGAAGGCTCAACCACTTCACGAGCGCCCTCTGCTCTTGAGCCTCGCTCGGTATCATCAATTTCATTTTCATCGTCATCACCGAAAAGTTTCTTCATGAATTCCTCTACTGCCTTTCTGTCTCTCATATCAACAAACGTCCTTTTCATTTTCCGTTTTCTCTCCCTGTAATTGTTCTTCCTGACTAATCTTCAATTCCCATATTTTTTGAGCATCACTAATCAACATTTGTGGGGGCAATAATTCCCTAATTTTATTAAGCCACAAAATAAAATCTGTTGCTTTTTGACCACTTAAATTACTCATTGTCTACTCCCATAAAAACTTATATTTCGCAAAACACGCGTATATGATTCGATAGCATCCTCAATTTTTTCATCCGGATGAGTATCAATAACTTGCTCAAAATGCAACTTAACGTCCTTTTCTTCATCTCCCCCAAAGGCTTTCGACACTTTTTTTATCAAGCAAAAAAGGTGATTTTTTCGTGCAATCCATAGACCTTTATTCATCACTAATCCTTTGTAAAATTCTTATACACCTTAAAAGGCCCATTAAAGCACCTAGGAGACTCGCAATTATTACCCTGTGTGGTTGGGTTATATCCTGCCTCTGCGAGGATTCTAGGCCGTTCTTTTTCTGAAATAAAGCGCATTCGTTGGTAGGCCATCTTCAAAGGCAGAGATAAAGCTAAATCATCATCGACTGATAGTAAATATTTTTTATATTCTGCGTAAACTTCGGGCTTAAAGTCACGATGACCTGGTGATACTTCATTTTGGTCAAATTCTGGATGTTTTTGGTCTTTTAGTTTTGAGAGCTGTTCATTGGCTTTTTGATTGTATTCCGCCATGCGTTCTGAAAATGATTTTCTTTCTGAAGCACTTGGTATTTTGGGTTCAGTTTTGTTATCAAGCAATTTTTGCTGATTGATTTGATTTAATGCACCCCAATGTGAATCAGGTGAAGAGCGGAAAAGAGCAAGACAAATCCCGTAGGACGATTTAATTTTTGATTTAATTGTCTCTTGTTTTCCGTTGCTTAATTCCCAGCTGCCAATTTTGTCATAAAGCATTTTGACAATCGGGTGGTTAAATTCTCTGCGAATTAAGCGAATAAGAACTTCGTCTTCACTGGGAATTCCTGAAGCTTTAAGACAAAGCGTTACTAGTTGTCCCAGGGTGGGAGGAAAGTCAACGAAATTAATTAAAACCTCTTTCATCGCTTTTTTTAAATTATCAAGCGTGAATTCGCAAAGTTCATTAAGCCAGTCTTGCTCGCAATCGTTCCAGTTACCATTGGCACCAAGTCTGCTAGTCCACAATGTTCCATAATGCGATGAAAATTTGGCAAATAATTTTTTAACTATGTCGCGGTCAATTGGGCGTTTAAAATGCGTTATCGTGGTCATACGTATTCCCCCCACTTGATTGTTGCGCATAGCGGTAATACGAATCACTTGCAGAATTTCCTTTAATCACCGATTTTTTTATTTCATCCGTCCATCGCTCTTGATTCAAGTATGTCAATGGATTCGGACAATATCCTCTTACCCAATCGCCGTCTTGCTGTATCTGCACTTCTAGTTTCTCTAGGATTTCATTTGCTTTTTTGTCTAGGTCTTTTCGCATCCATTTTTCTAGACAAGTCTTTTTCGCTTTTTTAACAGGGTACGTTTCCCAAAATTCTTCGAAACGCTCACTTCCCCCTTTGGGGGGTAAGGGGGGTTTAAGATCTTTTATTTTTAACTCTTTTATTTTTTTTATTC